GCAGATATTTTTAAATTCAAATAATTCAAGTCTTACCTCCATACCGTCCAGTTCTTTCAATTCGTTCAACTCTCGTTCTTCGTCCCCTTCTCATATCGCCCTGTTCGTGATAGAGCGAAAAAGAAAAGATGCACAACAGGCAGAAAGCAACAGCCGACCTAATAGTAGGTGAAAAGTCCATCGTGAACTTCATACCAGCTATTCTCTCATATAGCATGGTTGCCAGTTCTCTGCCGTTCCTTACGTTCAAAATCTCAAAAGCTCTTTGCAGTTGGTTGTTTATCGTGCTGACCGCTCGGCATTTGAGGTTTGCAATTTCTTTTTTCTCATACCCTTGTGCATACATTCGTGCCGTAATCTCGCATTCAGGTGTAAGTTCATTAAAAACTCTCTTCATAATCGTGTAAGTCAGCTGATTAATAATTGCGAATAACCTCAATATATCCGGCTTCCCTGTTAGTGTCTACCGAATACAAAGTTTGCTTCTTGTCTATTATCCGATCAATCCTTGCCAGCCTGTTAAGATCAGCGGTACACCTGCGAAGCTGTCCGGCAAGTTTGTCGCTAAAGTCAAAGCTGATTCTGTCATTCTTCTTTTTCAGCTTTTTCTTGATTTCTGTTCTTTCTTTCAGTTCTTTTGCCATAAGAGTAAAATTTAATTAATGATTCGTGGATGGTAAGGGAATCGAACCCCTCTCAATCGTGCCAATTGTTTGCGCAACACGAAGCTCTAACCGATAAGCTAACCATCCGATTAAAAAAGGTGCACTATCCTCACGGACGGCACACCCAGTACAAACACAATATAAAACACGAATATCTAATCTATTATCAGAACAATGCTTTTAACCGCGTTCTTGAAATGATCAAACTTCCGGTTCAAATCACTCCAAGATTTATACCATGTATTTTTCTCTTCAGCTAATTTCTCGTTAGCCTCTTCCAGTTCCTGCACACGCCTTACTAAATCTTCATGCGTCATGCCTCTTAATTCTTCCACTGTCATAATCGTATAAATTTAAAATGTCGTTAAAAAGGTAGGAGTCGAACCTACTTCTTGTAAGCTAAATGAATATATAAATTAGAATATAAGTTAATACCAACAATTAATCGCTTACACGCATTCCAACAATGCTACTTCATAAATTACCGCCCAGCTGGTTTACAAGGTGATTGTGCACTCATCCCCATGCGCCTTGTGCCGGATTATAGGACTACCTTTTAGTGGTCTGTTTTAAGTTCTCTATAAGTTATTCTCATGAGCGACACACACCCTACACATATAACACTCATTATAGTGATAGAGAATATTTTCATAGGACTGTAAGTAGTAATAGCCCCGTAAAGCATACCGGCAGCACATATACTAACCAATATAGATAAAACGAATTGGATTGTTTTCATAATCGTATAAATTTAAATAAGTACCTGTACCCTAATCGAATAACAGAACCTTATTTCAGTTCAGTACAGGCTATATTGTCGAAAACAGTACGGACGCCTAACCCGTATGCTCACTGCTCAAAGACGATTCTTTGCGGTGTTTTCTATTAATTGTTAAACATTGCACAGCTCACAAGCTCCAACTTGCTTATGTGCGTTTGTTATCTTTGGTTGGCAAAAACGGCTTATGAATTACACCGTAATTGCTTTTACAGAATTTCAAAGAACTAATCAATAGTACCCTACCCGATTCTCGCTATCGGTTGCCGTTCAATCCGTCTGTAGGGCTGTCGTGCGTTGCATAATCGTGTATTATGCGTATCGGCTGATACCTTGTACCCGGCATAGAGCATCGTAGTCCATGCCATCATCTTCACAAGTTTCAAAACCTTTTAAGGCATCTTCCAAACTGTCTATCTCATCCGTTATCAACTGGATAGCTTCTTTTTTGCTATCAGCATTGAACATCAGGCAGACAGCCTCTTCATCATTGTTATGGGCAGCCTCTAAATCTTTATAAAGGCTATCCAACTGCTGGTTAATCGTGTAAGCATTCATATCCATATCTTTTTAATGCGTTTATACTATTGCTTAGTATTTCTCTTTTATCTATCTTTGTTGTATCAAACTTGTTTGATGATGCAAATATAATGCAATTGCATTTAATTGCAAATGACACTGCATTAAATATTCAATGCTTTTGCATTAATTAACTATTGAAATATGTCAGTACAAGAAAGAATTAGAAAAATAGCAGATGAGCTGTTTAATGGTAATATATCTGCGTTTTGTAGGGCTGTTGATGTTAAGCAACCTACAATGAATACTATCTTAGGTGAAAGACAAAGTAAACCATCTTATGATGTATTAAGCAGCATAGTAAATGCAGAAGCATTAAATATATCTGCTCAATGGCTTCTTACTGGTAAGGGTGAAATGTTCAAATCATCATCGCCAAAAGAAGAACTAACCCCCATCACCAACGAACGCCTGCTCTCTATCATTGAAAGTCAGCAAAGAACCATTGAGAACCTTTCAAAGAAATAAATTCACAAAACATATATCCTTGCAAGATGTTATACTATATATGAAAAAACACTAATTTTGAGGAAACATCTAAATACACATTAGTATGGAAAGTAGAACAATTCCGGCATCCATTGCAAATCCAACCCAGATGCAAAATACGCATTGGCGACCGATAAAAACGAATTTCTTTTAGATAAGGATGGGAATGTACTTTCACCAGTACCCAAAGATGAAGTGCTTGAATACTTAAGCAAGATTACATTCTCGGGAATCCCGACTGCACCAACTGTAAATATGCCGTTAATATGAAAATAAGCGAAGGTTCAAAATTTATCTTTATCGCTACCTCCAGCAAGCACCTCGAAGATAGGTTCTTGTACGATGTGAATTACGGTGTCACAATATTGAAAAATCAAGGTGTAGCAGACGAAGATATTACAGTTGTTACAGATGCAGCAAAAGAAACATTGATAGCAAAATGTACCAATATGTCAAACGTGTTCTTTTCCACGTCTTCAAGTTTTGAATCTGTAATTGAAAACGCAGATTGTGAAAACTTGTTTATCATTTCTTGTTGCCACGGCTCCATTAGCGGTATAGATTCTGCAACTCCAATCAAGCCCTTCTCCCTCAACCGAGCCTTGAAGAACAACAAGTATGCAAAAAATATTCTTGTATTCCTTGGTCAGTGTTATGCCGGCATCTTCAATTTTATGGATATTCGAGATGAAAACAAGAATATTGTATACATAGGTGCAACGGATATAGATGCAAGCCTGAGTTATATGTTGAATGGACTCAGATGGGTAGCAAACATATCGGTTATCGCTCTGTTCCAATGGCTTGAAAATCCGCAAGACATAGACGGAGACGGCGTATGTTCCATAACTGACCTATACAAATTCGTTTCTTTCTATACCAATAGCGTAACAAGAGGAATTGAAAAAATACAAACTTACCATCTGATTGACGCATCCGTAAGATTGAAGATGGAAGAAGCACACGCTTCATCAACAGGAAGCCCGTTTATTGCACAAATTACTAAGGATGCAGAAGAGGTAATAAGAAATTATATTGTTCCACATCAGAATACATGGATGTTAAATGCTATTGCTGCTAGTAGTATGCATTTAGAATAAATCATCACAAAACTGAACCATGCGGTAGTTTTTAGTAAACTACCGGCATGGCATCTTTCAGATATAATCTTCATCCATAATCTATATAGTTTAAAATTTACATCATCAATAAGTCAAAGAACGATATTCGGCAGGGCTTTCGCCTACCAGCGGTTATGCGATTGACATCAGATTAGCTTTTTTGAAGCATCTGAATTCTTGGCGTTCAGTATCATAGTAAGTCTGGACGGTATCATTCTTTTTTCTGTTGTCAGTACCAGTGATGGCAGGCATCAGCTTTTCATTTAGTGTACCGTATGCCTCACGAACGGAACCGTCCACTTTTTTGAAGTAGAACTTCACTATCTTCTTTTTCATCTCACCTTTCAACTTC